AACCTCACCACCCTTGGCCCCGGATGGGCTAGGGGTGACGGAAATATCGTGGGCATTGCGGTAGCAGCGGGGGATTACTCAGGGTACTTCCCTATTCGTCACCAGAACGGACACAATCTTGATCCGAAGGTCACGCTGCGCTGGTTCAAAAAGCAGATGGCTACACCTCGGATTGATAAGATCATGCACAATGCAACCTATGATGCAGGTTGGCTATACGCGGAAGGCATAGAGGTGCAGGGTCGGATCATCGACACGATGGTTGCTGCTCCTTTGATAGACGAGAACAGGTTTTCATACAGCCTAAACAATCTGGGCCGTGACTGGATTGACATGCGTAAGAACGAGAAGATGTTACGCGCTGCAGCAAAGGACTTTGGCTTTGATCCTAAGTCAGAGATGTGGCGTCTGCCTCCGATGTACGTTGGTGCATACGCGGAGCAGGACGCAATCATGACGCTGAAGCTTTGGCATCGGCTCAAGATAGAGATCAGCGAACAAGACTTGGGCGCAATCTTTGATCTCGAAACGGGCCTCATACCTTTGATGTTGGAGATGCGTAAGAAAGGGGTGCGTGTTGATCTGGACAAGGCGGATCAAGCTAGGACCGCTCTGCGAAAGCAAGTCAAAACGCTCAAGGGTTTTATAGATTACAAGAGCGGGGTGAAGATAGAACCGTGGGCCGCAGAGTCAGTGAAGAAAGTCTTTGAGGCTTTGGACCTATCGTATCCAAGCACGGAAGCTGGCGCACCGTCCTTCACCAAACAGTACCTTTCCTCTCACCCGAACGAAGTGGCTCAGGCTATCGTTAAACTGCGAGAGTTCGACAAGGCAGACGGCACGTTCATTGAAACAATCCAGCGGCACAGTCACAAGAGCCGCATACACTGCGAGTTTCACCAGCTACGGAGCGATGACGGAGGCACGGTAACCGGACGGTTCTCGTCCTCAAACCCGAACCTGCAGCAAATCCCTGCGCGTGATCCGGACATCAAGAAGCTCATTCGTGGGCTGTTCATTCCGGAGGACGGGTGCCAGTGGGGTTCGTTTGACTACGCTAGTCAGGAGCCAAGGCTCTTGGTTCACTTTGCGGCAAGCGTGTCGGGTGTGCATAGGCATGACATGGTGGATCAGATTGTCAAAGAGTACCACTCAGGCGATGTCGATCTGCACCAGATGGTGGCAGACTTCGCGGGGATCACCCGCAAGCAAGCCAAGACCGTGAATCTTGGGATCATGTATGGCATGGGAGTTGCAAAGCTGGCTGCTCAGTTGTCGATCACGCCGGACGAGGCCAAGGCATTGCTGTCCACGCACCATTCGAAGGTGCCGTTTGTTAAGGGGCTTGCGGAACTGGCAACGGTACAGGCATCCAAGCATGGTTCGATACGCACGTTACTTGGTAGGCGGTGCCGCTTCCATCTATGGGAGCCTCGCACCTACGGGTATGAGAAGCCGCTCCCGTTAGAGGACGCGCAGAAGAAGCACGGCATGAATTTGCGCAGGGCGTTCACATACAAGGCACTCAACAAGTTGATCCAAGGATCAGCCGCCGACCAAACCAAACGGGCGATGTTGGATTGCTATAACGAGGGTCTGGTTCCATCGCTCACGGTGCATGACGAACTGTGCTTTTCCATTGAGAACCAGAAGCAGGCGTCACGCATTACCGAGATCATGGAGCACGGTCTTGATGATGTTCTGAAAGTACCGTCGAAGGTAGACGAGGAGTTGGGTAATAACTGGGGGGAAGTAGGCTAGACCTACTGTCCCATCCCAAGTCTTCGAGCAATGTCCATGTTGCGGAAGTCCCCGAGTAGCGTGGACGGAATGAACTGGCGCAAGCCTGTATCTGCTTGCTGCACGGGAGCCGCTGCAGGGGCCTTAGGAGCGGGGTTAGCTGGAGCGGGGGCCACTTGCTGCGCCTGAGCGATAGGGGCCTCTACAGGCGATTGTATGGACGCTGTGACGCCCTCCGCTACCTCTGGCTCCGGTTCAGGGACAGGTGACAGCGGCTGGCGCATACGTTCGTTAGACAATCGGTTCAGCATTGCATAGTCTGGACGCTCTGTAACCCGTGGCTGATCCTCACGAACCTCAAGAGCAACCTCTTTGATTACTTCCTTGCTCACCATTCCGGGGTAGAACTCTCCACGCATGATGATGTTTGCTTCTGCCGCACCAAGACCAGCCTTCTGCACCAACTCCTTGCGGATTTGCTGATCTGAAAGACCTACTTGCCGTGCCGCTAGAATCTTGGCGTACATACTGCTTTGCGCTCTGTACAAGTTATCAAGATAGCCACCCCATGCATCCGCCATATCCTCCGAAGAGGTGAAGTTCTGCTTGATGGCACGAGACGCTTGGGTCTTGGCACCAGAACGCAGGTTTAAATACTCTGAGCCTTTGTAGTTAAAGTCTTTGCGTAAGTTTAATTCGATGGGCGTGAACCCCGTAATGGCCCGAGCAAGCTCCGCCTCCGCGTTGTACTGTACACCCGTACCTGTTGGTGTGTCAGTCGCTGCACGGAAGGCCCTGCCCCCTTCGATCCTACCGTTCTTCTCGGTAACAATCTCTCTGATATACGCTGGCTCAAAGCCGCCCATCACATGGGTAAACCCACGACTGATCTTTGTTCCAAGATCATCGCCGTCATCCCAAATGGGAGCGCCTTGCGGGGTTCTACCGCCCCTGCCGATGGGGTTGTCAGAAGGCAACGCATTGCGCAGCCGCTCAAAGAACAACGATTCAGAACCAAACGGCTCTGCGTACCCACTCAATCCAGCGAAGGCAGCGGATGCAATCTTCTCTGCCTCCGACTTGTTAAGAACGCCCTTCTCTTGGTATACCTGTAACGCAGCACGAACAGGGTCAGTGACAAACGAGAACGGTGCAACGTAGCTCTGGTCAGCAAACTGCATCTTGCCACGGTGATCGTTGTTCAGAACAATCAACTGGTGGCCCTTGGTGTAGTCAGGGTTTAGAGCTTGCGCTGCGTCCATTTCCTCTTGCGTGGTTCCTGTTGCAATCATAGACGCTCTGGTTGCCGCATAAGGAAGGGCCGTTGATACAGCCAGATAGGATGTCAGGCGTTGAGAACCGATGCCCCTGATGGACCGCTCAAGGTTCCTGATACCCTCTTCTCCTATGTCAGCCAAAAGCGTCTGCCCTGCAGCCGAGTCAAGATCAACCTTGTAGCCTAGTTCTTTCATCCCACGAGACAAGGTGTTGGCAGAGTTGCGGATGTTCTCTGCGGCAAAAGAGGTGAAGTTACCCAAGATAGGAATGCGGTCAAGGTTCCGAACGAGGTTCCCGATCCGGTTATACATAGGCATAGTTTCTTTGACCGCTTGAGCAGACATCATATCCAAGAAGGTCATCTTGCTATCGGGGCCAGCCGAGAGCCGAGACACAAGACCCGCATCCAAAAAGGATTGCTTCACGGCCTCTGGTACGTTGTTGATGTCTACTGCTTTGCCAATCGCTGTACCGTAGCGGGACCGCTCACCCAAGACCCCCATGACTTTAAAGAACGAGTCGGACTCAGCGTATACTTTCTCGAACGCCTGCATGAGAGGCACGACTCCGCCAACGTTACCAACAAGGTTCGTTAGTTTCTCTGCGCCCCTGCTTACTTTCCCTGCGACAGTCAGGTCTTTGCCTACTTCCTGCAAATCCTTGAGGGTCTTGGCAATCAAGCTGGAATCCCGAAGCCCCATCTCACCCATGAGTTGGGTCATGCTCTTCATGCCCTCGTCATCCAAGTTACTCATGTTGGCGGCATGCATGGCAAACGTATCAAAGAAGTCCAAGTCTCTGCCAAGCAGCCCCTGCGCACCAATCATCTGGATGTTACCCAAGATGTTTCGGACCTGCGACAACGGGTTTGGAATGATAGCCATCTTCTGAGACAGCCCCTTGGCCTGAACCGCAAGAGCAGCCGCTTCATTCAACACAGTCTGACCCAGACGGCCCGGAGTTGTAATTGCACTGTAGACTTCCGGAGCAGCATAGACCCCTGACAAGTCTCCGAAGTTTCCCTGAAACACTTGATTAGGGTTTTGCTGACCAAGGCTCACGTACCCCAGATCAGTCAACGTTTGTGCGCGGTCCTTGGTTGTCCTAGCCATAGACCCTACAGGAGTTAGTTCTGCCTGAGCATAATCTTCGGGGTTCATGTTTAACCGAATGAATGTTGGGCGACCGCCATTTGCAAGAGCCGACATACCTGCGTCTTCAGCCATAGTCAGGCCACCGTCCGCAACATTCTTTGCGGAGTCACGATAGAACTTGAGACCGCCCACGGTTCTGGACAGGTCATCTATGGTGTTGATGTAGCTTTCTTTCACATCGTTTCGCATGCCCATAAGTTTTTGGAGCGAGGGAGATGTGTCAATTAAAGCTTTGCGTTCGATAAACATATCACTAGCCAGATCAACCTTCGATGATCCGGGCAAGACGTAGTTGTTACGAGCCGTCTTTAACGCCAGAACTTTTTGTTTCATGGCATCGTTTACAGACATGCCTTCTTTAACGCCGCTCAACCCCAAGATTTCATACAACACATTACGAGCCGTAGAACTCACCGCCGCAGGATCAGCGGTAGTACCAAACTCTTCTGGAGCTTGCCGAATAAAATGCTCAATGTCGTTCAACCCTTGAGCAAAGTCCTCCCCGCTCTCGTCTATCCCGTTCTTGTAAAAAGACAACGGGTTCTCGTGAACGTCAAACCTGCGCCGAAGATACGCCTTTTGCATCTGTTCGTTTGCAGTTAGGTTTTCCCTAATAGTGTCACGAACTTTCTCTAGCCGCAGCTTTTGTAAAGACATCCCAGTGGGCATGTCTCCTACTGGAACATCCGATGAGACCATCTCAGACAGGCGGTCTATTTCTGACTCAACCTCTACGAGTATTCTGTCTTGATGCTCTACGTTTAAGTCAAGCATACGTTTCGCAGATTTTATAGCCTCTGCGCTAAGAGGCGCACTACCTTCGTCACCTATTCTTAAAAAGGCAGTATCCCCTGTGTCTAAATAATCTTCTAGGTTTTTCTTTGCGGCTTTTATTAGGTTTTTCTTTTTTCCGGGCCTAACAGTTGTGCCAATAAACTTAGAAAGCTCTTTATCAAAGCTTGAAAAGTAAGAGACGGCTAAGGATTTAGCAGTCTGGTTCATGGCTATCGTGTCTTCCTGCCCCTCAAAGAGCTTGGCATCAACGCCACCGGAAGCCGTAAGGTACTTGTTGTACCCCCTGCCAATCTTCTCTCCCACCACCGTGTTACCAAGGTAGTTAAACGCCAAGCCGAAGGCGTTGTTTGTACCACGAGCAAGGGCCGAGATGCCGTCACCCAAAACGGGAGTTGCACCAATGCCTCTTGCCACACCGCCCACCACGGGCAGCGCCATGTCAAAGCCAAGGCTAAAGACCCCTGCTTCTACACCGCTGCGAAGTTTGTTGCGAAGCTTGCGCCCACCCTCTGCGCTTCCTGACAGATTAATGTCCTCTTCGGTCTTTAAGAAATCGGGAAACACATCAAAGGAGTCCGACAATGTAGCGCGACCATCGGGCGTTATTAGAGTTTCATATCCAACCGCAGCCAGTGCCGTTGTTCCAGCCAACCTCTTCCTGTTTTTAAGCATAGCACGACCCGCTGCGCTATCACCAAACGACTCTGCCGACTTTAGAAACCTGCTCTTCGATGGTCGGGCAATTCGACCCGCCTTAGCAACGGAACCAGCACGACCAAGCCAGCCAGCAATAGGAATAAACCCCAAGCCAAAGGCCACGATCTCCTCGGTGATTTCTCCCACAGCGGTGTTAGGATTGAGGTCGTTATTTTTCTTAAACTCCTCAAAGGATTCGGTCACACCACGAGAGTAGTCAGAACCTATGGATGCATCTATGCCAGCGGCCCCGATCTCCAACAACCCTTGGGCCATTGTTACAGGAGCGGCCTTGATGCCACGACCTATTCCGGTGAAGGCAGATTCGGTCATGCCCTTCTGAATAGAAAGAGCTTGGTCCTTTAGCTCTAGGGCCAAGTCTCTATCGCCTGAATTAAAAGCGGAGAGAGCTTGTGACTCTAAATCTTCAAACTGTTTGGCCTGAAGCGCGTCTTCTTTTAAATTGAGCGCACGTTCTCTATCCCCTGCGTTAAACGCGGCAATAGCTGCGGACTCTAATTCTCTAAAAGAAGCCATGTTGATTCCTTCACTCTATGTCATCTAATGATTGACCACCGCCGCCGCTTGCTGTTGGCAGGGAACTCCGACCTTGGTAAAGATTAAACGTCTGTATGTCCAAGGGATCATAATCAGACTCAAGCATAAGGTTTGTAAAATAATTAGCAAACCCAAGATCCCTATCTTCGTTGCTTATATTAGACGCAGAATCATCAAACGTTTTTCTAGCTTGTTTGTACTCAGACAGTAAAGATTTATATGGCCCTGACTTTATATAGGTATTGCCAAGTACCGAAGTAAATTCTGCTAAATCTTTTGCGTTCTTTAATCTTTCTACAAGCAGAAGTTTGTCTCTTTTAAAGGCCCTTTTTTCAGAGGCTATTGTAGCTGCTGTAGCTTCACGTTTCGTGATGCGGTCTGCAGCCATCTCAAAGCCTTTGAGACCGATGGTATCTTCACGCTTCTTGCGGGTGGCGCGGTCTTGGATCGCGGCCTTAGCACCGATCTGCAAGGCACCACCGATATTGGTCAGGGCATTCGAAGACTTGCCCGACATCAACGCCGCACCCATGAGCATGAACAACTCGCCCTTACGCGCAGCCTTGTCCTCGTCCGACTCTCCAAGCAGGCTCTTGAGCAGCTTTGTATAATCCTCGGTTAAGGACTTAATGCTGCCGTCACCACCAAAGTTGTTGCCCATGCCTGCATCTACAGCCGCCCGTTTAATTTCAGTTGTAACGGAAGATGAAACACCCTCTTTAAAAATCTCATCTGCGTCTGAGTCTGGTTCCGGTTGCGCTTCAATAGCGGCCAACACGTTCTCTGATGCAGTCGCGTCTGGTACAGGAGGAACAAAGCCCAAGCCAAGCGTGGCTCCTTCCAAATCTTGTTCTTTCCGTTGCTGGTTTAAAATACTTTCAGATATTTCTGCAGAAAGCTCTTCTGATTTAGAAACACCTTCTGTTTCCCTGCGAATAAGTTGTGCTTCTTCAACTGCATCCAAGGCGTAGGGAACATCTTTAAAGGGTGTTGTTCTACTGAGCACTTGATCCGCAGCAGATGGAGTGACCACTGCTTCAGCGGCAGCTTCAGCCGTTAGAAGTTCTGCGGCTGCGTCTGCTGCAACGGTTAAATTTTCCCCTGTCCCCGCCGCGTCAAAAACTTTTTGTGCCTGAGCCGCTTTGTCTTCTGCCACTACTATTGGCTTTATCTTTGTGTCTAAAGTGTACTGATCCAGAACCATTTTCTGCACGTTAGCCTCGGCCCGAGAACTACCACTGAGCATAAGCTCTGCATTACCTCCTCGTGGGCGAAGCTCTCCTGTCGTGGGATTAAAATCAAACACAGACATAGACATAGTTCCGGGGTTCAACGTTACCGGAACAAAGCCCGTGTTATCTTCAACCGTTTCAGTAACAGATTGCAACTCTTCGGCAGGAGATTTAAATATCTCATCTGCATCCGTCGTTCCATCCCGCATTTGACGTAACCTTTGACGTATTTCAACGGGACTTATAGGATATCCATCATTTGTCGGGGGCCGCTTTGAAGCCGCATCGCTATATATTTTAACGGGACTTATAGGATATCCATCATTTGTCGGGGGCCGCTTTGAAGCCGCCAACTCCGCATCGCTATAACCATTCTCTAACTCTCTTCTTCTTTTTTCTTCTGGAGATTCTTCGGAATACAAAGGTGTTCGAGGTCGCACAAAAGGTCCCTCTGTTGGAACAGCCTTCGCTATGCCCGACTCTAGCGTAGGTCCCAACTCTGTATAGGGGGGAAATGGGTCCCTTGGCTGCGGAAAGTCAGCCGCCATTGCCCTGTCTTCATCAGACAGACGCCTGTTTAAATCTCTTAACCGCGCCGTTTCTTCCGCAGATTGAGAAGTTGTTCCGTCCTTAAAGAACTTGCCTTCAGAAACCTCAAACATTGGCTCTGTTGGAACAGCCGTCCCATTACTTTCAGGCAACAAAGCCTTCTCTGTATAGGGGGGAAATGGTTTCCTTGGCTGCGGAAAGTCAGCCGCCATTGCCCTGTCTTCATCAGACAGACGTATGTTTAAATCTCTTAACCGCGCCGTTTCTTCCGCAGATAGAGAAGTTGTTCCGTCCTTAAAGAACTTGCCTTTAGAAGCCTCAAACATTGGTTGCTGCGCAATCTCTTCCCGTCTTAACGTGTTCCTAAGAGTTTCTTGATTACGGGCTGTCTGTGACGGAGACAACTCACCGCTGAAAGGATCGCTGTTTAAAAGAGCCTCCGCAATACTCGTGGAATAAGACCCCCTGCCTTCAGGATACTTTGCACCAAGAATACCTCCGGGTTGTCCCTGTGCATTGTTAGGCGCTAGGCTTTCAAGAAGCGCAGCCTCCGATCTTTTTGCATCAGAGTCTCTAATCCTTCGGACAGTCTCAATATCCACCCCGTTTATAGACGCGAGGTTATCTTGTGTAGACGCTGTGGGAGAACTGATTTCAGCGGTGTCTGGAGGAATAGGAACAGGAGCTAAGTCAGGGGCTGCAGCAAGATTTGTTGCGCGTTGCTCCCGAAGTCTATTAACCCGAGTTCCAACCACCGCATCTCCGGGTCGTGCGTAAGCTACAAGACTACTAAAGCCCTCAGAAATAACCATATCAACAGGGGAAACCATACGAGCGTTAGCCATAACCTCGGGCACAGAGTTATTTAGTTTCTCAAGAGTGGCGGAACTAATCCTCAGATACTCACCTTCAGCCGTAAGACCCGGAACATTTATAATGTAGTCCGGTAAATCAGCACCGCCGCCGTTCGAAAACGTCATGGCTGTTTCCTGTAGCTCCGGTGACGAGCTAAGAATACCACCCATCTGTGCCAGCCTGTTTCGAGAATCACGGTTCTTGAACATACCTCTGTTTAATACATTCATTAATTACCTCCAAACATGCCTGATTGTTGTAGACCATACAGACCTAAGCCAAGGCCACCGATCTGAGAGATCGCACTCGGGCTTGGTTGCTGTTGCTGCTGGAATGTCTGCTGCGCCGTGGGCATGCCCTGATAAATGTCCGAGTAGAACCCAAGTTGCTGATACGGAGACATAACATTCTGGTATTGGTTCTGGCGGGTAGCATCCAGCATAGCCTGCTGTTGTGTCTGCTCTTGTCCGCCCATCGTACTAAGCATGTTGATGTCTTTAAATCCAAGACCCTGAGTTGCCTCGCCAAGCTGCGCTTGCTGCATGCCCAAGGACCCAATACCACGGCCCAACGAACCGTATTGACCAGCCATGCCAACACCCAACTGCCCTGAAGCCTGACCACCTTGAATACCCATTTGCGCACCCGACAATGCGGCCCGTTGTTGACGGCCCATTGATTGCTCGTATGCTGATTGCGCACGTTGCGCGGCACCTTGATAACCAGCCTGACGCATGCCAGCCGCAGTGCGACCTTGCTGGTTTAGAATACTTTCATCCAACTGACCCTGACGGACGGCCTGACGAGACCCGCCCATTGCTCCAGCACCAGTAGCCTGAGCGTCAATACCAGCACGTTGCTGCTCACCCTGACGGCGAATGTCCGTCATGGCTTGCTGAACAGCCTGATCCTCATACGGGTTCATGAACTGTTGAATGCCACTCGGGTCAAACTGTGCGCCCGTTCCTGCAAGGTCCGAGTACCCCTGACCGACAGCGCCCTGAATACCGCTGATTGCTTGGTTAGTTTGACCAAGAGCGCCTGCACCCCCGTACATGGTGCCGATGCCAGCGCCCAATGTGTTAGCTCCTGCCTGTAACATGGGAGCATACGACCCCAACCCAGCCGATGTAAGGTTCGAGGCTTGTTGCTGCATAGGACTTCGACCCGCAACATTATACTCTGGCAGAACAAACCCAGCATCTTTGCCTAACCCTTGCGCTCGTGTAAGTATTTCTTCTTGATACTTGCGAAGGTAGTCAGGAATCTCGGTCCTGCTAATCTGTGTTACAGTTTCAACCATTTTTAAATTCCTGCATGTTCCTAAATAGCTTGGCGGCTACGGCTCCTCGGGTGCCATTGGGAGCATCCCCGATCATTTTGCCTGCCATCTCAGCGTCTCCGCCACCTATATTGCTCAAGTCCTTTAGAGACAAAACAACTTCCCCATTTGAAAGCATAGCTTCCTGAACAGGGTTGCCGTCCTGATAGATCATTGCAGGGATATCATCACTGGTCCCTGTTCCGGGGCCTTCGATTAAGCCACCTCTTGCGTATAGTGTAGGATCAATACCTACACCATCTTCCATATTCCTGTCGTACTCATCTCGTTCTCCGGCAGTGTTAAACCTCGTACCATCGAACCGACTTGCGTAGAGGTTGTCTAAAAACTTAGACCTATCAATGCTTGATCCATCGAATCCCCCAGAACTTCCCGTGCCTGTGTAAGTAGTAGGCTGCTTTGGTTTCCCGGCCAACGCCGACAATCCAAAAGCTTGAACAAACGGGTTTGATAAAATACCCTTCTTGTCATTGCCTCCAGCTATGGTTTTCATAGGACTTCCCGGGCCAAAGCCAGCCTTACCCATTTGATTACTTAAAGCTCCGCCCATTTGTGTGCCTTTAAGAGCATCACCAATACCAAAGGCTGTGTTAGCACCGCCAGCCAAAAGCGCGTACTTAATAGCGTTCTTAGAGCTTCCGCCACCAGCCAACGTGCCTAACCCTGCACCAATAGCAGGAGCCAAGAACCCCGCTCCAGCCGCTCCGGGGATCAACGCCCCAGCAATGCCGCCTATAATACCGCCAAAGTTAATGCCCATACCAAACCACCGCTATGAATTGCCTGCACATTATCAGGAAATCTCCAAAATACTAGCTACAACATGCAACCTGTTAGCTGTTGCAGCCGTAACCTTTAAAACTTCATCCGCTTGAACCACCAGAGGAGCCGTCAATAACTCAACCGTGCCCTTAGCTCCAACCGCCTTGTCCTTATACAAACTAAAAATGCTTGTGCCGTTGGTCAACGTTAACGTCAGAGTGTCCGCGTTGTTGCTGTCATCTGATACAAGGATAGACTTTATAATTGCGGTAGCAAAGGGTCCACACGTATAAAGTGTGGTCACGTTGGTTGTTGTTAGATCAACCTTTGCGTTTACATATGCGTTAGCCATCAGCCCATAAACCAGCTTAGTGCAGTCGTGTCATCGTCTGCAACTTGTTGAGTGTTGTTGAATTGATTCAAAAACACAGAGAAAGATCGAACCACCTCGTTCAAATACTCTTGCTTGTATTCTTGAGGCGGTAACGGAAAGAATGGTGCAGGAGTGCTGGTAGCCATTATCGTTTCCCATCTGGTCTAATATCTACACGCGGCACACCCAATCTCCAGAGGACGTTTGCATCTGTAGATTGTAGCTTGAGCGTAAAGCTCCGCCCTCTTAATCGTGTAAAGTATTGGTTAGTGTACTGATCCACAGGCGTACTAGATGTCTTTGATATTGTATTGGTGGAACTGTTCTGGTCCGTTTGGCCCGGAAAGTTCTTAGTCTCCATAATGAAATCCATAGAGGAAGTGTTTACAGTTTCCCTAAAGTTAATGTCCGGTATTACCCTGCTGATAAAAGAGAACTGATTGCCTTCTGTAATAGACATGTCCCCCGACTCAATAAACGAGGTCATAGCAGAGCCGTCATCCTGTGCGCCCACCTCTTGATTAAACAAGAAGTTTGTAGTCCCCGCAGCTAAAGGCAGCGAAGAAATCCCCCGATCCAACCATGCCGTTCTAGCTAGGTTTCCGATAAACCAAAGCTTCTCAAGGTAGTTGTAAACCACATACCTGTCGTTCTCGCTTGAGGCTGCAGAAGGATAAAACCACCACACCTCCGAAAAGGACACGTTAGCTCCTGCAACAATCTTATCAAACTGAGACTCGTTAATGTCATCAAACACATAGTCCCTAACAGTGCAGGGTATTCTTTGAACCGCACCCGTAAACGCATAGAACTCTGCCGCACCCATCCAAAACACCGCATCGTCCACCGCAACCGCAGCCTTCGGACTAGCGATGGTAATGTTTTCAGAAATTAGGTTTATACCAAACGTAAATGGCGGTCCAAGAAACTGCATTGCGTGGATAGAAACATCTGTAAACACCAATATCTGTTGCCGTGTTTCTACAGCTTGAATAATCTTGGAGCCAGAGCTTATACGCAAATCACCCGCCGTATTGGTGGAGGTAGGATACCAATCAACAGGGTTTTCTTGGCTGCTAAACCGTATTAGCAACGGGTCTTGAACCCCACTGCCATCCGTTGCTGCCGATGTAGCGCCAAGACCGTCCGCGCCAAACGCAATAACATGCCTGTCTCGGTCAGACAGAAGAACCTGTGTGGCTATAGTAGGAACCGATGTCCGTGTGCCAAGGCCCAAGGCACTATCGGTTAGAAACTTGGCCCTTGTACTTGTGCCGTTAGTTCTGTCCCAATAATAAATCCTGCCGTTTCTTTCGTTCAACAGCAAGTCTTCACCAAAGTTGTCTTGTGACCAAATGCGCAGGTTTGCAGATGAAGTAATGGTTCCCGAGATTAAGGCCAAACCCCACCCTGAAAAGTTATCCGCAGTAGAAGCGTTACCCGAAGCAAGCCGTACTGCAGACCCGTCCGTATGTGTTGTAGCAGTAGTGCCCTTGTGACCCCTAGTACAACCCGTCAAGTCGTTAGAGCTTATACCACCCACCAGAATAAGTTCCGTGCCTATCATGATAATATCGGTAGCAACAATGCCCGTGGAACTAGCCACCGTAATAGTAGTATCACTGTTAGAAAGGGTGCCGCCCTCATTCAATGTTGTGGTAAGCGCCCCTGTTGTTGTTCCGCCCCAAACTCCTGCACCCCAACCCGTGCCAAACACAGCATCGTTTAATGCAGTGCCAATTTGGTATGTCCCAACAACGCTACTCCCACCATTGCCCGTGTCGCTACCGTTAGCAGCAACAGCGGTAGCATCTAACCCTCCCGATACGGTAATGCTTTCAATCGTAGTGAGGGTCCTTGCCGATATCTTGTAAGTGTTTCCATCCACAACATCTGTAATCTGATACTCTTGATTCAAAACATTAGCTGTTATGGTGCCACCCAGTGTGGCTGCTCCAGAAAAAGTAACAAAGTCATTAGCCACACAACCATGATTTGTATCCGTCACTGTAATTACAGCGGAACCGTTGCTTGCAGAAAAAGTAACATCTCCCGCAGAAGTTGTTTGCCTGAGAGGAGTAACGTCTTTGAAGCCCGTTCCTTGCTTGATATAAAACTTTAACTCGGTTCCAAGGCCCAGAAACTTCTCACCATTTAACGCTACAAACTCGTGCATCCCACGACATAAACCTAAAAAGGCTTTGTTAGAGTTCTTTTCCCAGCCGTTAAGCTTTTCAGGATACCCAAAACGAAACCGTATCTTATCACAATTTACCCAACCGTTTTCTTCAGAGAACGGAGTGGTTTCTTTGTTAATTCCGGGTTTAAACTTTAACTTTGCTAGTGGCATAACACCCTCACGATTGTGCGCCGTAAATAGTACCGTTGTTCGTCAGTGTAAAACTATTGCTGTTGGATTTAATGCCCTTGCCACCAAGACCCACGCCTATCTGTGGCTGTGCTGCCGCTCCGCCATTTGCTCCCCAGCCGCCACCGCCGCCGTTTGCATTTCCGCTACCGCTGCCGCCTACATTACCTGCGGAGCCACCAGCACCGCCAGATCCCAGCCCAGCACCGCCAGATCCGGGCAAAATACGACCCCCGCCACCGCCGCCACTGCGACCAAACGTGCTAATCTGACAACCGCCGCCGCCAGAACCCCCGCCTCGACCAAAACCGTCGGCCCCTGTTCCGTTGGCTCCAGAGGCATTTAATATACCGCCAGCAC